AACAGATTCCAAACACCTATTCTCAATATGCAAATATGGCTATGGAAACATTACTATTAAAATGTTTACCGCAGATGGAAAAAGCAACAGGATTAAAATTATATCCTGCATATACTTATGCTAGAATTTATAAAAAAGGTGATGAACTTAAAAGACACAAAGATAGATTTAGTTGTGAAATATCTACTACAATGAATCTAGGTGGTGATGATTGGCCAATATATTTAGAACCAGATCCTAAAAAAGGTGGCGTTAAACCAGGTCAAGGATATGTATCAGACAACACTAAAGGTGTTAGAGTAGATTTAAAACCAGGAGATATGCTGGTTTATTCTGGTTGTGAACTAGAGCATTGGAGAGAAAAATTCAAAGGCAAAGAATGCGTACAAGTTTTTCTACATTATAACAATCGTAAGACCCCTGGAGCCAAAGATAATATGTTCGATAAGCGCCCACATTTAGGTCTTCCATCATGGTTTAAAAGATAACAAAATCGTGTTATAACACATAGGCGGACTAGGATTTACACCATACCACCATCCTAGTCCGTTTTAGGAGCTTTATGGGTTTAGGAATAACAGCAATAGCACAAGACGCAATATCGTCTTTAGGAACACCAAATACAGTTGCAGCTGTAACAGGTGTTTCATTAACAAGTGCAGTAGGGTCATCATCGATTACAGGAACAGGTGTAGTTCAAGTTACAGGTATTTTAGCAACAACAGCTGTTGGACAAGCGCAGACGGATCCAGATGTTATTGCTACAGGTCAACAATTAACTACAGCAACAGGTTCTGTTACGACCACTGGAAATGCTACAGTAAGCTTAACTGGAATTGCACTTTCAGCTAATTTAGGAAATTCAATTGCTAGTATCGATATTGATGTAAGTGTAACAGGTCAATCATTAGCATCTGCAATAGGCACACCTACAGTTTTCTTGGAAACACCAGTAGATGTGACAGGTCAATCAATGTCCTCTTCAGTAGGATCTCCACTTATTATTTCGTGGAGTTCAGTAGATCCAGGGGTAACTAACACTTGGACTGAGGTTGATATAGCAGCTTAAAGGAGTTATAATAAATTATGGCATCAACATTTTCAGCAGATTTGAAATTTGAACTCATGGCAACCGGTGAAAACGCTGGTACATGGGGAACAAAAACTAATACAAACCTTAATCTTGTACAACAGGCAATAGCAGGTTATCAAGAAATTAATGTAGCATCATCTAATGTAGATTTAGATATGAGTGATGGAACTATATCTAATGCAAGAAATATGGTTCTAAAATTTACAGGGACTCTTGCAGGAACTAGAGTTGTAACAATACCTGATTCAGTAGAAAAATTTTATGTTGTAATAGATGGTACAACTCATGGAGGAAATACGTTAACATTCAAAACTTCATCAGGCACTGGTTTTACTTTAACACAAGGTAAAAGTCATTTCTGCTATTCTGATGGAACAAATCTTAATTTAATATCTGGAATACAATTAGCTAATAACACACTAGATACAGTTTTAGATCAAGGTAATTCTTCAGATGGAACAATTAATGTAAGTAACATTACTGTTACTGCTGCTACAACTTGTAATACAATCAGAACAAGTGGTGCTGCTATTTTTGGTTCAACAGTTGCTGCGACTAATAATATAAGCACATCTGCTGGTACAGTATCAGATTCTAAAGGAGAAGTTCGATTATTACCAACTAACACACAAGGTTCAACATATTCACTTGTAGCTGCCGATCATGGAAAATTAGTTATAGCATCAAATACAATTACAGTGCCTTCAGGTATATTTTCTGCAGGTCAACAGATAAAAATATTTAACAACACTGCTTCAACTATTTCTATAAGTAGGTCTGGAGTTACAATGTATTGGGCAGAGACAGGAGCAAATGCTGATAGAACTTTAGGTACAAGAGGTGTTGCTACTATTATTTGCGTTGCAGCTAATACTTTTGTAATAACAGGTGAAACATTAACGTAGGAGAAATCTGTGGCGTTAACAACTGTCAGAATAGTACCAGGAATAAACAAATCAGATACACCATCGGGAGCCGAAGGACAATGGATCGATAGTGATTTTGTTCGTTTTAGATATGGACAGCCTGAAAAAATTGGAGGCTTTGAAGCACTAGGTGGTGCTACAATTTCAGGTCCAGCTAGAGCTCAACACACTTGGACAAGTATCGCTGGAGAAAAATATGCAGCTTTGGGTACATCAAAAGCTTTATATATTTATTATGAAGGTGCTTTTTATGATATTACCCCTTTAGACACTGCTATCACAGGAGCAACTTTTTCATCAACCACTTCTTCTGCAAATGTAACCGTTAATAAAACATCACACACGTTAGAAGCAGGAGATTACATTACTTTGTCATCAGTAACTGTGCCTGGAGCTACCTCAACGTTAAATGGTGCTATAACAGCTATTGCAACAACAATAACTTTAGCGGATGCATCAAGTTTTTCTACTTCAGGCTCTGTTAGAATTAATGACGAAATAATTACTTACTCAGGTAAATCAGTAAATGATCTTACAGGTTGCACAAGAGGTACAGGGGGTACTACCGCTATCGCTCACGATACATCTACTGCTGTAAGAGAATCTACAGTGACAAGATTTAATACAACTGACTTTACTAATAATATATTTGAAGTTCAGTCAACGAACTTAGCAACGAACAGTTTTGAAATAGTTATGCCTTTTACAGAAACTGGAAGTGGAATGTCTTCTGCAGGAGGAGCAACAATAAATCCTTACGTTGAGATAGGTCCTGTTGAACAAACTTATGGTTATGGATGGGGTACAGACACATGGTCATCTGGAAAATGGGGAGAAGCGTCTACCTCTACAAACGTAATACTTGACCCTGGCTCATGGTCACTTGATAATTTTGGACAACAACTTATTGCTACAATTAAAAATGGTAAAACATTTACTTGGGACGCAGGTGCATCCAATCCATTAGAAAACAGAGCTACTGTCATGACTGGTGCTCCTACAGCTTCAAGAATGACTATTGTTTCAGATAGAGATAGACATGTCGTTCATTTAGGCACAGAAACTACAATTGGTTCAGGGTCTACTCAGGATCCAATGTTTATTAGATTTAGTGATCAAGAAGATTTTACTACATATTCACCAACATCTACAAACACTGCTGGTACTTTTAGACTAGATACAGGTAACAAGATTGTTACTGCTATCTCAGGTAAAGATTACAATTTAATATTGACTGATACCGCAGCTTATTTAATGCAGTTTGTGGGGCCACCATTCACCTTTTCAATTAGACAAGTAGGTTCAAATTGTGGATGTATTGGACAACACGCTGCGGCTTACGCAGATGGTAAAGTTTTTTGGATGGGTCAGTCAGGTGGTTTTTTTGTATTTGATGGTACAGTAAAATTATTACCTTCTTTAATTGAAGACTTTGTTTTTACTACTACAGGTAATAATGTTGGTGTAAATTATTCATCAAATGAAATTGTATTTGCATCACACAATTCTTTGTTTAATGAAATCATTTGGTTTTATCCAGCTGGTACACCAGTATCAAATCCATCTACACAAAATGACAGAACAGCTGTTTATAATTATGTTGAAAACACATGGGCTCCAATGACACTTTCAAGAAGCACATATGCAGACGCTTCTACATATCCTGTGCCTTACGCTACTGAATATAGTGCAACAGGGACACCAAGTTTTTCTACCCTACAAGGTGCAACAAATACTTTTGGAGCAACAACTTATTTTGCACAAGAAGTTGGTATAAATAAAATTGATTTAAACAAAACTGCTACAGCAATAGCTGCATTTGTTCAATCTGGAGATTTTGATTTACCTACTGAGGGTGATGGAACTTTCTTATTAAGAGTAAGTAGATTTTTACCAGACTTTAAAAATATTCAAGGAAGTGCAAGAATAACTTTAGGTACTAAAAATTTTCCTGTGTCTTCAAATACTACCACAACTCAATTTGATGTAACAGGAACTACTTCTAAAGTAGACACAAGAGTAAGAGGCAGATTAGCAAATTTAAAAATTGAAAATACATCTACTGATGAAAGTTGGAGATATGGGACTTTTAGAGCAGATGTTAGTCAGGATGGTAGAAGATAATGGCTAAAATAAATGTTTATGTGCCTGAGCCTCCTAAAGAATATACTGAAGAAGGATTTAGACAAATAAACCAAGCTATAGCGACAGTTGAAAATCAATTAAATACAACGTATCAACAAGACTTGAAAAATGAACAAGATGCGTTTAATTACTTTTTATCATGACTATACAATATAAAAATCAAGGATATAAACAAACAAGCACAAGTAAAACTACAGCTCTTACATGTCCGACTGACGCTACAATTATAATTAAAAGTATTTATTGTGCAAATAATGATGCATCATCAGCTATTTTAGTGAACATGAATTTAGTTGATTCTTCTGATTCAAGCACAGAGTATGAGTTTTTTAGAAAAGATGTGGCTGCAAAAACACAAGTTAATGCGACACCAGAGGGTATAAATTTAGAAGCAGGTGATGCAATTACAGTTCAAGCAGCTACTGGTAGTAGTAAAATTCAAGGTGCAATTAGTTATGCATTAATAAATAGATCACAGGAAAATGGCTAGACAAAAATTTGTTAATTTTGTACCACGACCAAAGCCTCGTAAACGTCCTCGTCGTCATAAAAAATCTCTTTCAAAATCAGAAAAAAGAAGTTATAAACCATACAACCGTCAAGGAAGGAGACCATGAAAATAATACCAGCGAAAGCTAAAGAAATAGTAAAAAATAAAAGAACGGGTCAAATATATGCAGACAAAGATGCATTTAATGCTGACGTTGCGGATCCTAATACAGAAACTACTCAAGATGATTTTAGACAAGATCTTGAAATAACTGTTGCTTCTTTGGAGGTATTTGGTAAAAACGACTAATGGAACCTGCTGGTGGTACAGAATTACAATTAAAATTTTTATATGATCATGTTGATCATAATCTTTTAGATAAAGTACAAATTACAACTTCAGTACCAGAAAAAATACCATTACACCCTAGTAAACCAAACATACTTTGGCAAAAAAATTCATACGATCAACCAAATATATATCCATGGTTCAAAGACAAAAGCAATCATTACAAGTATGATTGGTATGTATTTAATTCACATTGGACATTTGAAAAATTTAGAATGCTTTTTGGATTACCTACTGAAAAATGTATGGTTATTAAAAATGGATGTACATCTTTTCCAAAAAGAAAACCTTTCAAAAAAGGCGATCCTATTAGAATGATATTTCAACCAACACCCTGGAGAGGATTGAATGTA